TTCCCGCGTTGACTCCTGCCGCGATGAATCCGCCTGACGCGCTAGTGAAGACGCCCGCCGAAGTAACGGCGCCGTCAGCGTGATTGGCGATGACAGACCCACTCTGGCCGCACGTGATCTGTCCACCCGCGTAGGTCACGCCCCGCTTGAAGTACACGAAATCACCCGCCGCCAGAGAGCAAGACGCGGCGTTGCCCGTCGCGCTTGCATCTCCGGGGCAGTGCTTCCACGGTGCGCTGGTGGATGTGCCAGCGTTCGTGTCCGCACCCGAGGCGAAGTCGATATAGTAGATGGTCACTTGGCGGCTTTCTTGTTGCGGGGTTTCGTCTCGTTCTCAGGTGCCTGCTCTGCGCGTTCCTGGGCCCGTGCGGCGTTGTAGATCGCGTGCCCGTTCTCAAGCACGTCAAACGCGGGATTGTCTTCCAGAGGCCCGCAATGAGACGTAAGAATCGTATCGGCGAACTCCTGTACGACACCCGCGCGAAACAGGTAGCCCTCGAGTTCCGTGTCCTGTTTGAACTGTACTCTGGAATATCCGGGATCAATCATGGGAAACTCCCTTGTTTGTTTTGGGGGCTGTTCAGGCGTCTCTTGTCACGCCGGGCCGCCCCCGCGCCCTGACTCACTGGCAGCCTCGATTTGGCTGGTGTCCAGTTGAGTTACTCGCAACCACCTCAGCTATCACGTGGTGGTCGCCTTGAGAACCACGAACGGCGTCGTGAAGATCGGCGCACCGGTAAACGAGAAGTCCAGCCGGAACGACTCCAGACCCGTCGCGAACGCGTAATCGCTCGACCGCGTGATGACGATGTCTTCCTCCAGAGCGAACGCGTAGAACTTCCAGTTGGCAAAGATGCAATCGCCAACGGTCCCGAGCGTTGCGAGATAGCTCGTGTCGCTCAGGTTGTCGAAGTCCTGCGACTCCCACGGGTAGCCGGACAGGCGCGAAACCAGAGAGGTTTGCACGGATTCCGTGTAGAGAGGCGTGGCGTCTGCCGTGCCCTTGACGATGCCCTGCAAATACAAGTCAACCGCATCGGCGATCAGGAATTCCGCGCCGTCGCGGAGCCGCTTGGGCATGGTGCCGATGACTTTGATGAGGTCGGCCCGAACGACTTGGTTTGCAGTCACGCGCACGGGAGTGGTAACGCCCGAGTACCCGACCACACCAGCCGCCATGAGGTTCGACTCGCCGGTTCCGGCCATGATCTCCTTGCTCATACGGTAACGAGCCGCGTTGCGCAGGGAGTTGGTCAGAACGCCGATGATGTCCACACCGCTGCGCTTGATCGCGTAGTTCGAGACCTGCGCGAAAGCCCCGTGTGGCTGTGTGTGCAGTGTCCGAGTGGTGAAGTACGGCGTCGTGGCGGTGGGCTGCGTGATTTCCGTAGCCATTGTACCAGCCTTCACGCCCGCAAAACGACCGGCGGAATAGTCGTTCATGGGGATGATGCAGTTGCCGCCAGCCGCCGGGAAGCGCGTGCATTTTGGAACGAGGTCCGCAAACGTGACTGGAAGTTCTTGCAACTCGGGGATGAAGCCATTGGGCCGCAGATTGCCCGCGCCCGAGTCCGTGCTGTAACCCGTCGTATCGGCGGAGGTGACCGCCTTGGACACTTCGCGCAGCGTATCGTCCATGCCCCGGATGGTTTGCTTTGAGACGGGCGCACCGTCGGGGGTCTGGCCCGCGATCAGGTCCGAGAAATAGCCGGGTAGGGCGATGGACTTCTCGCTACGGATGCGATTGCCCATGACGTTCAAGCCCTTTTCGGTCACGTTGCGCAACTGAAACGGGTGGTCTCTGTCTGCGCCGAAGAACCCGCGTAGCACACTGGCCTCGATGGCGAACCGATGCGTCTCGTTGCCGAGGTCAGTCGTGGTCTTGGTAACTTCCCGGTTAGGATTGTGCTCGGGCTGGAACGCGACGTGGATGTTTTGCGTGGCGGGCGTGTTGTCGGCGGTGATCGTCTGCATCGTCTTCGCGATGTCCTGAGACGCCTTTTCCGCTTCGGCGATCATTTTGAACTGGGTCTGAGCGGTCGAGATGCTTTTGCTGATCGCCTCGATGTCCGCACCGGGGGCTTCCAGTTGTTTGGTCAGGGTCGCCACCTGATCCTGCAACTCTTTCAGTTTGGGATTCATTGCGTGATTTCCTTCATTGTGATCTGCATTTCTTGGAGGGCAAGCCAGGCTTGCGCCTTTGCCACAATGAGAGCCACGTCAGGGGCCATGTCTGCGGGTGCCGTTTCGGGCAATGCAGGCGGGGGATCGTCCGCGTTCTCGGGGATGCCGTTGAGAGATTTTACTACAGTGACCCGCGCCTCATCGCATGCGGGAAAGGGGGTCATCGTCACCTCATCCAGTTTGACCTCAACAAGGGCTGGGACATACTGACCATTCTTCTTGATCGTTTCGTATCGGGCCTCTCCACCGATGGAAAAACCCATGTTGGACATGTCGGCTTGATCCCGCGCTTCCTGTGCGGCTTGCGTGGGGAACAACGGAGCGCTAAACCAAAGACCGTAATCATCTTCTTTCGCAGTGATAAGGACGCCGATTGTATCGGGGGCACCTGCGCCATTTCCGAGGTGTTTGTTTGTAAGAAAAACCTTCCCGGAAGCAATTCGTTCGCCGATTGTTCGCTTGAAGGCCCCTTTCAGAACAACTTCGCCTTGACGATCAACCACATCGAAGACAGAAGCGTACCCCTCAATGCAACCGTTCCCCTCTCGATTTACAACAGGGGTAGATTTGATGGTCTTTTGAAAGCGGATCATTGTCATCTCATCGTCTCCTTATACGACCGGAAGCAGACAGCAGCGGCAATTGCTTGACAAAACCCCATTGGCAATGTATAGTCCTGATAGAGATTGGAGGTTGTACACATGACCAGAGTAAGAACGGATGTTGACACTCACGACCTTTGTAGTAGATATGAACTCGGGGAATCGGAGTTGGCTCTCTCGAAGCACTTCGGAATAAACCGGGCTACTGTGCGCCGACAAATCCTCAAAGCAGGAATCTCCCCTCGTGGGCCAAGAGACGCCAATATCGTCAGTGCTATGCGCCTCTCCCCTGAATTCAGGAGTTCCCGCGCACAGGCCGCCCATAATTCTGTGCGCGGCAAGACCCAAACGGAAGAGCACCGCAGAAAAATTGCGCTGTCCATTGAGCGAAGTCCCAAACACATTTCTCCCGCCGAGAGAAGACTTGCCGATATGTTGAGGTTGAAAGGATTTGATCTCACCCCTCAGAAAGCGATTGGTCGCTATAATGTTGACATCGCCCTTAACATTGATCGCATCGCCGTGGAGGTCTTCGGGGGAAACTGGCACTCGGCAGGAAGACACGCCAGACGATTCCGCAAACGTACGGACTTCCTGCTCAACAGTGGTTGGCATGTTGTTTTGATCTGGATAGACGGGAATTATCCCATCGAACAGGGGGCTGTTGACCAGATAGTCTCCCTCTCGGATTTGATCCGCTGCAACAAAACCATCCAACCCCAAGAGTGGGTGATTCGTGGTGACGGTCAACCGTCTGCCAGAGGCGGTAGTAATCTCGACTACAGGGCCGATATAGGTGGAGACCATTGCGGCCAATTCGTCAGGGACGAATACGGGCGTTTCGGGTATAAGGCATCGAGGATGTAGCGGCGGGTTCTGAATGCCCAACGAAAGCGGGTCTTTGCTGGCCGTCTCGAACACGCCGCCGATCTTCACGACTCGCCCGTCATACGGGGAGCAGAGTGCGCACGTCGCATCGTCCTCAGTCACCATCCACTCTTTTTCGTAGCAACCCGCGTCCCGGTACTGATCGCAGGCCCCCGCGTTGTAGCCGTAGATGGACATTGTGCGGGCCATGACATCGGCGCGATTGGCGTCAGACGTGAGGCCCATCTCCATGATCGCCTTGCCCAGGGACCGCGCATCCGTCAGGCCTTCCTGCATGAGGTTCTTCCAGAGCGACTCATACTGTGCCGCTGTCGTTTCCGTTTCCACGCTGCTGGTGGCCTTGATCCAGTCCTTGAGTTGGATGTTCAGAAACTTTGAGGTAAGCGCAGGGTTCTGGTCCATGTCAGTGACGATGGACTTCGAGCGCGGCTTGACATTGAGAAACCCCTTGCGCTCCAGAAACAAACCGGCCAGTTCGAAGCCGCGATTCGCGAAGTCGAACAGGTGCGTCTGATGCGTAACTGAGAGCGGGGTCTGTGCGATCTTGGCCACGGCACGTGCCGCCTTGCGCCCGTCTTCGCCGTCCATGACGCGCTGGGCGAACTCCTTGCGAGCGGTCTTGAGGATGGGCAGGATCGCCGCCGTCGCAATGGGAGCGGCCCGGCGGTCAGCCTCTCGGGAGATGAGCGCGAAGCGGGCGCGGTCAAGCGGCATTGGGATCTTCCCCCTTGGCTGGCGGCTGCTCGGGCTTCTGTTGCTTCTCCGGCGGTTTCTGTTGCTGGAACTGCGGGGGTTGCTGCTGCGGGTTGGGCTCCGGTGCGGGCTCCTTAACCTTGATGTTTGCGACGATCTCCCGGAGTTTGTTGGGATCGGACGCCGGGAAGGCGATCTGCATAATCGGCAGTGCGGACTCGGGCGTGAGGGTGCCGTCGGCAACGGACTGCGCGATCTGGAGCAGGGACGCCACCTGAGCGCCGTTGAGCGCGGTCTGCTGCACCTCGGTGTCAGCAGCGGCACCACTGGCAGGAGCCCCGCCAGAGCCTTGAGTCTCGGGTGCAGCCTCTTGGGCTTCCTCGCTTGCGTTCGCGCCCTCATCGGTCTGCATCGCAGCCGTATTGGCATCTTCGCCCTTGAGCACTTCGGCAATCGGCGGGAAGCCCAGTTCCTCGCGGACTTCGCCCAGCGTAACAATCTGGTTTTGAGCAAGAGACACAAGCCGCGTTGCCTCGCTGTTGGCGTCTTCGCGGAACTCGGGCAGTTCCTCGTACGCAAACTGGAACTCGATGCGATCCCCGCCACGCCCAGCCGAGACGCGCTGGTCCTGAAGCAGACCGCGAGTCAAAACCGAAGCGAGTTGTTTCCAGTAACGCGCCATTGTGGTCTGGTAGAAGTTCTTGGTCATCTG